AGCCTTAAGGGATCGGTCGCTGGCCGGTTCCTCTGGCAGTTGGGTACGACAACAGTCGACAAACACGGTCTAGCCTCCCTTCAGAATTGTGCCTTTACCACAATCGACAAGCCTATCAGGCCGTTCACATGGGCGTTCGACATGCTCATGCTAGGTTCAGGCGTAGGCATCAACATACAACGAGAATATGTCTATAAACTACCACCAGTACGAGAGGCTTTTGCTACGCCTTCAAGACTCGATAACGCAAGTGCAGACTTCATTGTTCCCGATACGCGGGAGGGGTGGGTCAAACTACTTGAACACACGTTGCGATCTGCTTTTGAAGACAGCAGTCAAGCTACATTCAGTTTCAGTACACAACTCATCCGAAGCAAAGGAGCTCCTATTAATGGCTTTGGCGGAGTCGCAAGTGGTCCTGAAGATCTTGTCCAGGGAATTCGAAATATTGGAGGAATCATTGAGGGAAGGCGAGGAAAGCAACTCCGCCCAATCGACTGCCTCGACATAATCAATATCGTCGGTTCCATTGTGGTTGCTGGCAACGTAAGACGCTCGGCAATCATTGCACTAGGTGACAGTGACGACATCCAGTACCTGCGTGCTAAACGCTGGGACCTGGGCAACGTGCCTAACTGGCGCGCAATGTCTAACAACTCAGTTGTATGTAATGACTTCAGTACGCTGCCGGAAGAGTTCTGGGAAGGCTACAAAAACAACGGCGAACCGTACGGCCTAATTAACCTCAAAACCGCCAGAGCCTTCGGACGCACAGGCGAGACCAAGTACAAAGACCCCAAAGTCAATGGCTTCAATCCTTGTGCTGAGCAATCGCTCGAAGACTATGAAACTTGCTGCCTAGCAGAGATCTATCTATGCAATATCGAGTCCAAAGAAGAACTCAAAGACATTGCGACGCTGCTATACCGCATCAACAAGCATAGCCTACGACTACCGTCTCACCACCCAGAAACCGAGGCTATTGTGCATAAAAACATGCGCATGGGCATCGGTGTGACAGGCGTACTCCAGGCTACAGAAGAACAACGCAGCTGGCTAGAGGAAACATACGAGCATCTACGCAAGTATGACAAAATCTACTCAGAAGTCAAAGGCTGGCCCACCAGCATCAAACTAACTACGTGTAAGCCTTCTGGAACCCTAAGCCTACTACCAGGCGTAACTCCGGGCATCCACCCTGGCTACGCACGTTACATGATTCGCCGCATTCGTATTGCTAGCAACTCACCGCTAGTAGAAGTGTGCCGCAATCACGGGTACAAGGTAGAGTACGTACGAAACTTCGACGGTACTGATGAACGTGGTACTATGGTAGTTGAATTCCCGTTCCGCTATCCAGATAACGCAGTCCTAGCTAACGACACAACAGCTCTAGACCAACTAGAATACGTGAAGTGGCTACAGACTGTCTGGAGCGACAACGCAGTCAGCTGCACAGTGTACTACCGAGACGAAGAACTACCGGCTATTAGAGAGTACTTGACTGCGAACTACAACACAAACTTCAAATCGTTGTCGTTCCTACGTCACAGTGGTCATGGATTCGACCAAGCTCCGTACGAAGAAATCAACAAAGAGCTATACGACGAAATGGTCGCCAATTCAACGCTAATCACTTCTGTTAACGGAGATATTACTTTTGAAGCTGACGAAGAATGTGCTACTGGGGCATGTCCCATCAAATAATATGGAACCTACCAAAGAGTACAGAGATCGGAAAACTCACGACAGACGCACCAAGGAAACAGTAAAACCTCACGAAAGGGAACACCCGGTACATCAACCGTATACCCGAGAGAGGACCAACTGGACCCGCCATGTGTTTGAATATGACGAGTACGATGACACACAACCAGAGTAACACATGAAAATAAAACCCGCTCTGAAGCCTATCATCGACGGCGATATCCTAGTCTACCGACTGGGATTCGCTGCAGATGCTCAGGCCAAACGGGAGGCTCCCGAATCATGGGAAACCCAAGACTATCTCAGCTGGGCGCTGCATCTGGTAGATAACCAGATAAAAGCAATCACTGAGACAGCCTTTGGGGAAGCTACGCAGTATTGGCTCTTCCTTTCTGGAAAAGATAACTTCAGGAAGGAAGTAGCCACTATTAAAGAGTACAAAGGAAATCGCAAGGATGCAAAAAAGCCCAAGTACTACGAAGAACTGCGTGAATACATGGTCGAGATATGGGGAGCTTCCATCATAGATGGCGTCGAGGCTGACGATGCTGTCGGACAACTGCAATTCAGCCACAACGATAAATCCACGGTCATTTGCTCCATTGACAAAGATCTTAACATGATTCCTGGATATCACTTCAATTTCGTTAAAGGAGAGTTTTACGATGTTAAACTTGCTGAAGCGAATCTTACGTTTCTTCGACAGATGCTTACTGGCGATAGTACAGACAATATCCCCGGCATCCGAGGTATTGGTCCTAAAACCGCGGACAAGCTCATCCCAAAAGGCTGTGAAGAAGCCAAGGCTATCGAAACAATCAACAGCTACTACAAAAAGCAATACGGCGAAAGCTGGGAAGCCGCGGCAGAAGAAGTCGCTAAACTCCTCTGGATCCGTCGCATTGACAAAGAAGACTGCCCGTACATCCAAAACTTCAAAGAATTGATGAATGGCCCGGTCTCGATGGAAGAAAGTACATAAGAGCTACACACTACGCAGCGGCTTCGAGAAAAAAGTAGCCGCTTACCTAGATGAGCATCAAGTACATTACAAGTACGAAGAAGAGACCATCAGATACACAGTTCCGGAAACCAAGCATAGGTACGTCCCAGACTTCATGCTTGACAACGGCGTGTTCATAGAGGTAAAGGGTAACTTCGACGCTAAGTCACGACAAAAAATGGCTTACGTAATCGAACAAAACCCTGATCTAGACATCAGAATGCTGTTCATGAGCGATAATCGTATCAATAAGAGCAGCAAGACACGATATAGCGACTGGTGTGAGAAACGCGGGATAGATTACCACATTACCACCGCGGGGACAATTCCCCAAGAGTGGACGGTACCTAATCCAAAACGCAAAAACAAACCAATAAAAAAGGAAAAGAAAAAAGAATGTCAAAAGACACAAAAGCAGTCCCTCTCATCGAGGGCAAAGAGTACACAGCCTCTATCACAATCTCGTCGATTGGAGGAAGTGACGAACTTACCGTCCAAGTAGATAAAGTCCCAGCTGACTTCTTCGACGGAGACCCGGAAGAGTACATCGAAGTGCCGCAGAGCTTTCTGCTAATCGAAGAGCTAGCTCATCACCTAATGAGTAACATGGACGAAATAGCTCCAGTTAAAGCAAAACCCAACCTAAAACTAGTCAACTAAGGAGGCAAGGATGCTGTCGACAATGGAAATCGCGTACGAAGCCGCTAAAGACTTCGAAACTGACTCAACAGCTGAACTAGTGACAGTCATGGCAACTCTTGAAGAGTCCTACTGCCCTGACGTTCACAACGTTTGGAACGACCCAGAAGAAAACTAAAATGAAAATCCTACTGCTGGATATTGAAACATCCCCGCACAGCGCTTATGTATGGGGCCTATTCAAACAGACAATTAACCTAGCCCAAATCCAAGAAACAGGAAGAGTTCTCTGCGCATCATACAAGTGGCTCGGAGAAAAGCATACTCACTTCGCAGGAGAGTGGGAAGATGGTGAAATAGAAATGTTGGAAGAACTACACCGCGTCATGGAAGACGCAGACATCATCATCACATACAACGGTAACAGATTCGATCTGCCGACACTCAACAAAGAGTTTCTGCTCAACGGATTCAAACCGCCAGCTCCGTACAAAAGTGTTGACCTTTACCCAGTAGTTAAGCGTAAGTTTCGTTTTGCTAGCAACAAGCTAGACCACGTAGCTCAACAATTAGGACTGGGTCAAAAGATCACACATGCTGGATTCCAGATGTGGATCGATGTAATGAACGGTGATCCGTCAGCTCAGCACGAAATGAAGACCTACAACATCCACGACACAGTTCTTCTGGAAAGAGTCTATGACAAAATCCTCCCCTGGATACCAAATCATCCTAACCAAAGCCACCACAGCGGCTCGCACGTATGTCCTAACTGCGGCAGTTCCAAGCTGCAGCACAGAGGCTACGCAACAACAGCTGCTGGCAAATACCAACGATACCAATGCCAAGACTGCGGTAAATGGAGCAGATCTGCTAAGGTATTCACCCCCACACCGACGTCTGCACGAGTCGTCTCACTATAAAGGAACCAACTAACATGAAAAAGAAAGCAACCAAAACCGCCCGCGTGGCAGCTGCCCTCACCCAAAAAGCCCTGACTTCGAAAGAAATCGCATCGCGCTTTGACGTCCCGAACGTCCGTGCCATGCTGTTCGATCTCAAACGTAAAGGCATGAAAGTTCTAAAACGCTCGACAACCACCACAAAAGGTCTAACCACCAGATACAGCATCTGGGCAAGGACCAAACTAACCTCGCGCTAAGTAAAAAAGCCCCGCTCAGCAATGGGCGGGGCCTACTTAAGGAAATCAAATGCAATCAGTTAAAACAATAGCAGTCAGCAAACCCGTCATTGACGATATCGCAACTCCCGGTGACTTGGTCGCTTACGCTGCCAGAGTCTCTAATCCAGCCAATCAGGCCAACACAGAGACCGCTCCGCGGCTCCTAGCTTATCTGGCTCAGAACGCCCACTGGTCGCCATTTGAGATGGCTCACATGACTCTAGAGATTGTCACTACTAGGGACATCGCACGTCAGATCCTGCGTCACCGCAGCTTCGCCTTTCAAGAATTCTCTCAGCGCTATGCTGAGGTTGTAGCCGCTGACTATATCAACCGTCAATGTCGTCTACAGCACCCGACCAATCGTCAAGCATCGCTAGAAGGCGCTAGCGACGATAACATCGCCTGGTTCAACAACGCCCAAGACGACATGCAAGACACGGCTATCGCGTTCTACGACGAGGCCATTGCACGCGGTATCGCCAAAGAACAAGCTCGAGTGTTCCTACCGGAGGGTCTAACCAAATCCACCATGTACATGGCTGGCAGCATCCGTTCCTGGATTCACTACATCCAACTACGCACAGAAGCAGGTACCCAAAAAGAACACCGTGAAATTGCTGAAATGTGCAAAATAGAACTGCTCAAGCATTTCCCAGAACTAGCAGGAGTACAAGGAGTACTATGAGAAAAAACGCAACAGTAAACGTAATCAGAGACGAAGCTAAAGCGCTACAATACAGCACAGAGCACTCTGCTGGCCTAGACCTAGTAGCCTGTGTGCCCGAAAACCTAGTGTTTATCGAGCCAAGCGACTATGCAATAGTGCCGACAGGGATTACACTAGACCTGCTACCGCACCAAGTAGCCTTCATCTTCCCAAGATCGGGCCTAGGAATCAACTACGGCATCGTTCTGCGTAACGGCACAGGCGTCATCGACGCTGATTACAAGGGAGAAGTAATGGTAGCCCTTAAGAACGACGGAAACAGTCCTTATCTGGTGAATACTGGAGACAGAATTGCCCAACTGGTCATCACCAGCTTCGATCGATTCGAGAATGTAACAGTAAAGGAGGCAGTCCGTGGCACAGGCGGATTCGGAAGCACAGGTAGCTAACGGCTATCCTGACAACAACCCAAAGACAGCTATCGGCGTTACAAAGGTGCCACTGCACCTAGTACCACCGAGTGCTAAGCATTACCTAGCAGAAGCTCTGGCTGACGGAGCCCGTAAATACGGCCCGTACAACTGGAGAGAGCACGCTATCTCTATTTCGGTCTACAAGGCCGCCCTGGAGCGCCATATGGACGCTTTCTGGGATGGAGAGGACTTAGCCTCTGACTCAGGCGTACATCACGCTGCTCACGCTATGGCGTGCCTAGCGATCATGCTGGACGCTATGAGCATCGGTAAGCTGCATGACGACAGGCCTACGCCTGGAGCCAGTGCAGAGCTACAAAGAAAATACAAAGCATAAGAGAAGGGGCCCTAGAGGCCCCTTTTTTATTTACTTATAGTCCTTCCGCTGGAGGGTATTCAGTACCACCACCACCGTCCCCGCCACCAACAGTCGGGTCAGAGTGGTAAATCACTGTAGGGCCATTGTTTGTGCAGTCAGCCCACCATTCAACAGTCCGGTTAGCCTGGTCTTTGAGCGTAAACTTGAACAAAGCACGTCTCACGCTAGTCGAGTTCTCTGCCCACCACTGGTAGGTAGTTGAACCAGGGTACAAACTAAGCCAAGCGTTAGTAGCGCTGGACGCACGGACTTCCATGTCCCCGTTCACCTTAGTCACGTAGATCTGGACAGTATTTCCAGACACAAACGTCTGACTAGGTATCTTCCAAGGCCCATATGTACCAGAGACAGTTGCCGTATTAGTAGAGGCGAAGCGAAGCAGATAAGCGTTCGAGCCCGCAGTGCTTGGGTAGACCACAAAGCCCCCTGCAGCTGCATAGGTGCCCTCTGGTGGCCGTTGAATCTTCAACCCAGCCCTATCCCAGTAAGTTGTCCACGTGCCGCCTGAGTTCTTGTACTTGCCAGTCAGAATGTCCTGCCAAACACCGCCCACGAACCGCTTATAGGTCGTGACGTCAGTAAATGTAGTCCCTTTCTTAAATTTTATCACGGCTTAGCCCCAGATCCAGATATCGCCTTCGGCGGCTAGTGCTGCTGTTGGCTCTGTAGATTGCACGAACACTCTAGGTTCCCTCATCAGGCCTGAGTTATTAGCGTAGGGCCTAAAAAAGTCCGTCTGAGTGAATCTAGCCACGTTGTGCACAGTACCGCCCACCTTCTTGTAGAAGTTAATGGCTTTGTCAGACGTAAAATATGTGCCCGCAATAGCATCATCAGCATTAGTCGTGTAGCCAATAAGATTGTCCCAACCCTTCAGGCGCAGCCTGGAAGACGTCGGAGACGCGTTATTAGTGATCTGGCTACCAGAATCCTCAGCAGCGTATGTGAACGTGAAGCCCGCGGTAGCGGCAACAGAACCATTCTTAAAGAAGTCACCACCACCAGCCGAAATAAGGCTGTTATCAATCATGTACGTAGCTTGCCACGCAGCAAACTGGGCCCACGTCATTTTACGAGTAGTGCTATCGCCAATCTGGTACAGGGGTAGTAAATTTCCAGATGCGTCTGTAGTCTTAGCATCTAGTTCACTAATTAGTTTGTTTGCCATACGTTTCTATTCCTTTGTTTAATGTCTTACCACTTGACCTTATCAGCCACGGCTTTGCACAGTTCAATAAAGTAGTCTTGACTGTATTGTTGTTTAGCCATATTCACATCCTTATGCAGAAGTTGAATGTTCCCCTGAATGTATCCCTCAGACGAGTCTATTCTGTCAATAGATACTGTAGCAGTAAGTCCTACAGCAGACCACCCAATATCCCATCCAGTAAGCGCACACTGTCTGTCTTGTGTCTCATACAGCTGAAGTATGTATTCTGGGGTCAAATCCCAATAGTATCCGCGCGATATCCCGCCCTTGCGCTTCATTTCGTACCAAGTTAGCGGCATTGGGCCGCACATTGCTTTGGGAGTGTTTACCCTACTTGTGCAGGATTTGCACTTCCAATCACCACGAATAGCCGACATTAGATGGTCTTTGCGGCTGTAATACTGAATACTGCCGCACTCAGAACAGTTTTTGGAGTGTTTGCTCACCATTTTACTCGGTCGCTCCAGTACGCAGCAGATAGCTTACCCTTGTTAATGTTCTTAGCATGACGAGCCTTAAAGCTCTCTCTACGCTTTCTATAAGACTCAGACTCACCTTCTTTTTTAGGAGAGCCAGACACGCCCTGCTGACCAAATCTAATGAGCTTCTCAACATTGCCGTCTAGGGCAAGAACAGCATGGCTCTTAGTCGGGTGATTCGGCGTACGCTTAGGTTTATTATGCCCTGCGAATGTTTCTAATCCTTTCTTAATCATTATGGTTTCCTCGCAGTCTTAGTATTTGTCTTTAGCGAAAGCAGGATGCTGGAATTCAGGAATCTCATCGCTATCACCATATGCTAGTTTTTCTTTGACCATCTTATTGCCTATATTCACGCCATTAACGTAAGGCTGGGCTAATAGTCTACCTTCGTCATCAAACATCATCTCGCCGTTCTTATCTACACGGTATTCCAACTCAGGCTTAGGACCGCGGGACAAAGTATTCAACCGGGCTTTAGCTACCTCGTAGTAGTTAACGCCATTAACTAATGGAGTATCTCTCTCAGCCGTATCTGTGTTGTCAATACGCACTTCATAACGCTGACCATTTACAGTAGCCCACAGTGTATCACCATCAACCGCCTCGCCAAACCGAACATTAGTAGTCCGAGCTGTGCGATAAGGAGCGACAATGTCTTTGATAGTAATCTGAGCCTGTCTCAAATTGTGAGCAATCATGTCGTCAGACACAAGAGCATTCTTTTCCTTTGCTTTATTGACAGCGCCGCGAATAGACTCTGTGTCAGACATACCCTTAAGGGCTTTACCGTAGGTAGCAGCAACAGAAGCCTCAGCACCCTTCTCAACAAGAGTCTTAAGAGCAAAATCAGCATCGCCAGGGGCGTACTTATCTATAAACTCATCACTATCGACAGCGATGCCGTCCCTTTTAGCAAAAAACCTAGCTAAAGACTCTGCCATGCGGGCATTTTCTTTAGTAGAACGAATAGCATAACCATAGCGCTCCCTGACCATCTCAGGAGTGTAACGAGTAGTAGCATTATTGATAATATCGTTCTTAATGTCTTCAACAATAGACTTAGGCTTGCCAAAAGAAGCAGCAGCCAGAGTGTTCATTTCAAAAGGCAAGTTTACTACTTTAGCGCGAATACCAGCGAACGTTAGCAGATTGCCAGTTCTACGGTAGTCAGTATAAGCACCACCAATGCCTTTATATGTAAAAATGTCAGTTACCTGAGTACCATCATCGTCGCTTCTAGGCAATCTTTCCTGACCAGTAGCAAACTTTACTGCAGGATCAACAATCAGTGAGGAAATAACATCGCCAGTCAACCCAATAGGAAGCTGCTTCATAATGACGTCTTCAAAGAAAGAGTCTTTGGCTTCTCCATTAAGGTGTCTGATAGTAGACTTGAGAAGCACAAAAGGCTGCGCATAGAACGAAGTAATGAACGACAGGTCTACGACCGGCACTTTACCATCCGCAGTTACGCCTAAAGCGACATAATCACCATCAGGGTTGTTAAACTGCTGGAACTCTACTGCCTTAGCGCGTAGTTCTCTCCAACGGCGTTTCTCTTCTTCATCTTCCGGAGCACCGGCCTCTACTAGTAGATTTATGACAAAGAGAACTGCTCCAGCAACGCCACCCATACCAAGAGCCATACTAGCGCCGACACCTGTCAAATATTTAGCAATTGTAGAGTCAGGAACTCCAGCTTTTCTCATAGCTACCACGTTCTGCATAGGCGCATAGCTAATAGCAGCTAGAGTGCGGTGGAAGAATCCTGCGTACTGAGTAATGCCGAAAGGCTCAAGGCCTTTACTGATAACAGTAGGAACGTTAGACTGTGACGGTATGTCACGAATGGTCATCTGACCGGCTAAAGCCCATCCTTCTCTACCAAGAGACTTACCTTTAGCTTTCTCAAGCATGTCAATATACGTAAGCTGCGTAAAGATCTTAAGCGGCAATTCCAAAGCAGAGAACATAGTGCCTATGTATCCCAAACCAGTCAATGCACCAGCACGGGCGTCTCTTTTAGCCATACGAGCCATAAAAGAAATAGCATCGTTATTAGTATACTTGCCCTCAAGAACCTTTTTAACATCTTGTTCATGTTTAGAGTAATTAAGTAGCGACACTTTGATGTCTGTAACAGAAGCCCAAGAGTCGAGCATACCGCTAGAAGCCAGTATCAAGTAATCCTGATAGTCTGGGTGACTCTTTTCGGGCAGCTTAAGCAAGGAACCCTTAGCTGCATTCACAGCAACGAGCTTCATGAGACGCAGGGTACGGAAAGTGTTCTTAGCATTATTCTCGCCAGCACCAACAAAACCAGCCCTGGTAGTGTGCGAAACCTGCGACACTAAAGAAGCAAGCCAAACGCCCATATTTGATAGCACCTGGTAAGCCTTAATGCTGCCAAAGAGTGTCTTCACACTATCAATAACGGCATTATCAGCAGAAGCATCAAAAGACGACTGGAACTGCTGCTTTAAGTGCGACGGAATAGCAATCTGATCAAACAGACCACCAAACTGAGTCGTAAACGTCTCGCCTAGCACAAAGTAGTCGCCAGGGTTACGTCTATATTGGTCAGAGTATGTAGGAACAGCTATTCCCATGTCTACGAGCTGGGACACAGCACGTGCCGCGGCGTGTATAGAAGACAAAGCCACAGTAGAAGCCACTAGACGTCCGCCCAGACCTTCCACTTCACCCAACATCTTACGGAAAGGTGCGTATTCAGGACCATTCAACTTGCGTTCTTCTAAACTGCTGCGCCCTTCAACAGTAAGAGTGTTGTACACGCTAGCAATAGGAGTAGCATCACCGCTAAGAGTGCCCTTCATCCAGTCATTTAAGAACTGTGCAGCAGCCTCACGGCTAAAGTCACCTCGTTCTTCAAAGCCAGAGAATAGGTACGGAGCATTCAGCAACGCATCCACAGCCTCGTCAGCAACTTTCTGACCTTCGTCGGTCAAGAACTCAAGCTCTCTTTCGGAGCCCATAATGCTCATCAGGCTAGAACTTATCTTTTTCTTCCAGATTTCACCAGTCTTCAAGTGATGGGCAGCATAACTTCTTGTCAAATACTCAGAGAACGAGTCATTCATCAGACTAATTAACTGCGCTGTGGCTTTACCATAATCCAGACCAGGTGTGCTACTCAGAGTGTCAACAATAGACACGTTGAGTTCATGCAGACGAGCTCTCATGGCCTTAGCGCGATTCAGCACAGTAACGCCATCAGGGCCGTACTTGTCGAAAATAGCGCCCTCAAGGGCCGCAGA